CCTGTTTATCTTCGATTGAAATCAAAAAAATATGAAGAGGTTATGGGTGATTATTACAATTGGTATGAAAAAAATCCTGATGAGAGTAAATCACTTACAGTTCAATTTACAAAGTTAACACAAGTTCGTCAGGTGATTGCCGATGAAAAAATATCACAAACAATTGAACTTGCAGAAAACATTATCGAACAAGATAAAAAAGTTATTATATTTTGTAACTTTACCAACTCATTAGAAAAAATTGTAGAACATTTCGGTAAAGCTGCGGTTCGTCTTGATGGATCAATGTCAAAACCCGATAGACAAAATAGTGTTGATAGATTCCAAACAGATCCAAAAGTAAAAGTTTTTGTTGGGAACATAAAAGCTGCCGGTGTTGGTATTACATTAACAGCAGCGGAAGCGGTAATCATGAATGACCTTTCATTCTTACCATCCGATCACTCTCAAGCAGAGGACAGAGCTTACAGATATGGTCAAAAAAACAATGTATTAGTTTACTATCCAATCTTTGAAAACACAATCGAAGGTATAATCTACGACATCCTAAATAAGAAAAAACAAGTTATTGCTACGGTTATGGGTGACATCAAAAATGATGTAGATTTGGTGGAAGAAATTATGAAACAAATTAATGAACGTAAACAATAACGACTTTCGGATTATTTATATTAGAATAATCCATCGATATGAATAGAACAGAAGAGAAGATTAAACAACTAGAAACCCAAATAATAGAAAATCACGTTACCGAAGAAACCAAGTTGTTAATCTCAGAAATGAAAAAAATCGGAATAGAGAAACTTCCCTATTCTTACTCAGCCCTCAAAACGTTTATTGACCCAGAGACAATGAACTTCCACTACAACAAGCATTACAAGGGCTATGTAGATAAATTAAACGACGCACTCTCAAAGAAACAATACGGAGATCTTGATTTGGAAAAAATCATCAAATCAATATCAAGATACGACAAAACGATTAGAAATAATGCAGGTGGTGCTTTTAACCACGCATTGTTTTGGAATATGTTATCTCCGAAACCAATGAAATTGAAGGGAGAACTTGAAACCAAAATAAAAAAGGAATTCAAATCTTTTAATAATTTCAAGAAAGAGTTCGAAACAATTGCCAAAGAAAGATTCGGGTCAGGTTGGGTATGGTTAGTTTTGACAAGTCAGAACAAATTAAAAATCATGTCCACTCCAAACCAAGACAATCCTTTAATGAATGTTATTGAAGGTGGGGGATTTCCTTTGTTGGGTCTTGATCTATGGGAACACGCATATTACTTAAAGTACAGAAACAAAAGAGATGAATACATTTCTAATTTTTGGAAGGTAATCAACTGGGACTTTGTTTCCAAAATGTACGAAATGAAAACCGAAACAAAACTCGCTGAATCAGTTAAGTTTAGACAAATACTTTCGGAAGAAAAATCAGAAAAGTGCGGTACTGAAGAATCGGAGGCAATAAGGGTAATGTTCAATGTTAACAGACCTATTGAAATAGAATATAAAACTGCTATTGATAGAATCTTAAAAGAGGTGTTTAGAGAATATTGGGCGGACAAAGATAATCAAGGTAACTTAGCAGGAATTTATAATTTTGAATCTGTTGGTAGATCAGTTTTAAACAAACTTAACACAAACTATACTGCGTTTTGCATTCTTATGAAAGATATTAACAAGGTAATCAGATCAATCGATCAAAAAAAAGATCCAATAACTTTTATAGGTAAAACACCTGGTGAACAAAACAGAGAAATAAAAAGATTTGTTAAAGCTTTAGATCATTTTAAATTTAGAATTTTTAATAGAGAAAGTCCTACTTTCCAAAATTTAATGAGATCTCTAATTGATACTGATTCTGCTGGTGACAAAAGAGAAGAAATTACGGTTGCAATTATAAACAGATATTTCAAAGGTAAAGTTGCAGAAAAGACAGGTAAGTTAGGTGGAGAAGACGATATGTTGAAAGGTATTGATGCTAAAGTCACACTTAATGGAAAATCTCACACTGCACAAATCAAAGGTTTTAAAGAAAGAATCGACAAAAATGATACGATTACTCTAAAGGGTACAGGTAATGTAAAAAATTATAGTACCGATTGGTTAATCTTTCAGAAAGGTAAGAACGTTCTTATTTTCAACAAAAAACCGAATATTATCGGTGGAAACTTTGTCTTTCCAAAAGACGCTCTGTTATATGACATAAAATAACTTTTAGAAAGTATTTATATTATTATGGCAGTAATCGGAGAACCAGAAAGATCCAGAATCTATACAAGAATCAAACACCAATTAGGTGCTCCACTTCGTAGTGTAGAATTGGAAGACGAAATGATGGACTCTTTAATGGAGTTATCAATTCAAGACTATACGCAATACACTTTGGATTGGCTAATCGAAAGTCAGTGGGTTAACTTAGTCAACCTTAATATGGACGAAAAGTCTGTTGCTAAGGCGTTAGTTACAAGAACAATGGACTTCGAAAATCAATTCAGCTACGCTTATTCCAAAATTGTCGGATTACAAACATCAGGACCTTGGGTCTTGAAAAAAGATTACATCGATTTATCTGCAAACACTCAAAACTACGTTATCCCTAAAGGAAGAGAAGTTAATGAAGTATTATGGTTCACACCATCTGAAATGACTGCAGGTCTATTCAACCCTTGGGGTGGTGGATTTGTTGGTGGTCCAGGTTTAGGTGGTCCTTCAGGATTTGCTCAAATGGGTTATAGTGGGTCTTATTTCATGACATCAGGTTTTGATATGTTACTACGTTTACAAGAAGTTAACATATTAAACCGTATCTATGGTGGTGATTTAACATACAGAATTACAGGTTTACCTGATGGGGAAAAAATGTTACAGTTATACAACGTCCCTGGTGGTAGATTTGATTGGGGTACTATTGGATACAACAACTATAGAGTGTGGTATTGGTACTATGATGTAGGACCAGAAGATAGAGCGGCTTGTTTGAAAGCAAACCCTGAAATAATAAAACTTCCTTCAGATGTTCCATTGGAAACATTAGAGTGGGAAGACTTGAACGTTCCTGCACAACAATGGGTTAGGAGATGGTTCACCGCATATTGTAAAGAAACATTAGCGAGAGTAAGAGGAAAATACAGTGGTAATTTAAAAACCCCTGACTCTGAAATTTCTATGGATTACCAAAGCCTTGCTACAGAATCTAAAGACGAAAAATCAAAATTAGAAGAAGAACTTAAGTTAAGACTTGAGCGTTTACGTCCTGAAAAAGTAATGGAGAAAGAAGCTTTGTTAGCGGAGAATCTGAACAAACAAATGAAGTTCAGAGCGTTCCCAAGACAAATTTACGTTATCTAATGTCAATTATTAAAAACATACCATCTCAAAGATTGGTAAATGGAAAGGTTTTATTTACCTCTGAAGTTGCACTTATTACAGGTGAAGACTTTTACCAAACAAATGCCGAAGAATGTATCATCGTTAGAGGTGATAAACACACAACAGTAAAATTGGAAAGTACTACTACCGATCACATTGTGATTAAAGCTCTCACTCTATTAACAATAATTCCTGATATGGGAAAAATAGATGAAGAGTTTGATGAAATTAATTGTGATAGAGGTGCTTGTATTGAATTCAGATTTTGTAACGGTAATTGGTATATTTTATCATCTGACGGGTTGAAGCAATCCTAATTTATTTTCCCAACCTTCTTCTGCTAACTTATACATGTAATCAGGTTCCAAACCTCTTTTCTCCCAATACTTAAGTTCTTGGTCGGTAATTTGAAGGACATCCTCATCTAATCTATCTTGATCACCAGGTTCAAATGGCATACCATTGATAAGTTCACATTGTGCTGTTGTAAAAATACCTCTGTCAACAGGATCATTAACAATTAAAGCATCTCTAACTTCTTGTTGAAAAACAACCAAAAGAGGTTCGATTCTTTTATTGAATGTTGTGATTGCTCTTGGTACATTGTATTCTCCCGTCATATCAGGATTAGTTTCCAATATGTTTGGATCTAACATATAACAATTCACAGTAACACCATCCGTGATTGGTTTTGATTTTGGGTCATTGAATATATTAACCGCATTTGTATCTTTGATTTGTTTTACGGTCATCTTTTGAACGTCACCTTGAGAAGCCTTTGTCCCGTTATTAACATACATAATAACATCTCCGAGATTAACACTAATTCCTTGTTGGATAGCCAATTCCATGTGAGCCATTCTACTCATACTATTACCTGCCTTGGTCTTTTGAGTTAGTCTTTTCTTGTAATCGTCTATTGTCAGTTTGACTTTAGCTCTCTGAGCAATCTTAGATAATGCAATTTTCTGATCGAAAATCTTTTGGAGATACTCATAGTAATACTCGATGAATTCTTTACCATTACCTTGCAGTAAAAGTTTAACGCCTTTATCCAAAAACTCCTCAATATACAATGGAAGTTTCTTTGATTTGATGGAATTACCTGTTAACTTAATCTTACCCTTGGCATCCATAACCGCATAGTTCTTACGAGCCAAATTAATACATGACGGCCATACACCATCAGTATCAAGAGCCATCTCACCTCTCATGAATATATCATTGTATTCGGCAACATCGGCTTCAGGACCATAATATTCCTTACCTTCTTTTACCTTCCAATTCAAACCACGACCAACATAAACACGGTCCTTGGCATCATCAGGAGTTGAGAAGTTCACACCGTCCGTATCCATTACCAACGGAACATATCCTTTTATCATGAAGAATCTAATCATCTGACGAAGATATTGTCTTCCTGTACAGGTAATCTGTTCACCCATATACATGTCACCCCAAGCAAAAACCTGAGGAGCAGACAACGCACCGAACATTGAGTTAATGAATATCTTAATCGGAAGTTGTTTGTTTGAATATGATGCAGATAAAGTAGGGTCAGTTTTTTCAAACTTCTCGGCAAGTTGTTTGTATTTGATACGGGTATCACGGAAATACTTCAACATTCCTTTCATCGCACCTGTAACATCACAGTCTGGGAAAACATCGTGTACTAATTGAATAGAGGGATATAGGGACGAGAAGTCGAGCTTCAGTACGTTCTTACTATAACCCACCTTAAGTAGTCGAGAAAGACCTCCTACGAAGTCTGTCTTTGATTGTTTAGCAGGAATGGCAAGTCCATGTTTATATGACCACGCCAACATCAACATTTTCCATAATGTTGCAGTACCCATTGTAGATACTCTCTCATATGTTGTTGGAATCATCGCGGCAAGCAAGAAAGAACCTTGATTGAATTCTTTGTCCACCTTTAATGTTTCGTCCAAGTCATCATCAAGATATCTCTCCACCAAATTGTCCCCAGTAGTTTTTATGTACACCCCAGGGAACTTTACATCTAAGTCTTGGTATTCAGTTGCCTTCTTATATTTTCCATTTTGAATGTTCAACCAATACTCCTCTTTCTTAGCATACATCTTTCCAATATTCTCATGGTCAATGTAAACACGATCAGGTGCTTCGGCATTGATATACTTTGTAATGTATTTCAAACCTGCAGCTTTGATGCTCGAGTTAATTGCCTGAGCTCTACGAACCGCATGAATGATATCAATAACATTATATCCCCAAATTGAGGTCTGAAGAAACTCTTCAACCTCATTTGCCAATTTCAACATAGAATCTTTTCTTGTGTAAGAATGATTCGGATGAAGGGACTTCAATGTTTTCTTTGCATCAATACCCAATCTTTGACATCTTTCGAATATCCAATGCCAGTCGAAGTTTGCTGAGTTATAACCACCAATGATACTTGGTTTGATTTGATCTATTACTTCAAAAAACTCCAATATACCCCTCTTCTCATCCGCTTCATCAAGACATTCGATAACTTTATGGAAACCTTTATTGGTCTTAATTCCAATCATGAATATACGACCATCCTTCGGATCCAAAGCATTTGTCTCCAAGTCAAATACAAGTCTTGTAACTTCATCGTAGTCGTTGTATCCTTTGAATAATCTTTTTTCTTTGGAAACCAAATATTGTTCTACAGGAGGTAGAACCATTATCTTGTCTTTCGTCTTTTCACCCCACGGGTCACATCCACCATCTCTAAAGAATTGGATTAACTCTCTGTAACCCTTTAAAGATTTAACCATAAAGGTAAGACCCTTCTGAAGTCTCTCATCACCGTGTGTGTCTAACTTATCAATAACAATTCCATACTTAGTCATGGCTTCTTTTTGAGCCATCTTGGAACCATTGTAAAAATTAATATCTCGTAAATCACCTACCCAAGCGAAGGGGATAAATGTGTCTTTTCTGATTTCTTTTCCTTTGCCAGGAATTTCTTTGATTTTGTAAATTGAGTTGGAAACATAATCGAACTCAATGGCAACAATGTACTTTTCATCATCATTTCCGTGCAGGAATGATTCAATTTCTTCGTTTGAAAACATATGATATAAGCGAGTGGTTTATTGGCTTTCACACTATCGTGAAATTTACCTTACTCATCTACCATAAATATAATTGAAATTGTCTGTCTGTCAAATTAACAACAGTTCGTTGAAGAAACAAATGAAGGTTGTACGTTGATAAATAATTGTTCTCTTATCGGTAGAATTAAATTACCGTCATCGGAACTTAATAAAAATTGTCCTTCGTATCTTCCTGGTGTATTTGTTTGAGTTGCTGTGAATTGGAAATAAACATAATACTCAGTTGGTGTTCCAGGTTCTGCAAAAGTTTTCTCTACAATGTATGCAGGTGCTGATACAATTTTCGGAATACCGTTTGCAGTGTTAATCATGGTGAAGAATATGTTTGATATTTCTAACAAATTCATAAAGTTGACATAGTCACTTCTACCATCTTTAACAATCTGCATCTTCAGTAAAGGAAGGGTTGCATTTTGATTAATAAAAAATTCCATAACAATAAATATACGTTATGATTCTTTACGTAAACTTCTTTCGTAGTGTTCAAATCTATTGTGTTCTGTAGGGGTCATAAGAAGTAATCCTGCATAAATTCTATCCTTCTTCATTTCTTGATAAATGTAAGACATCCAAGTTTGTTCGAAAGGTCTTGCCCAAGTTGTTTCCAAGAACATTTTCTTATTTCCTTCTTTAGATACTATCTGAGGCCAGTTACAATAATAGATTTCACCAATAGCATAAGGGATTGTTTTGTGTGACAATACCATTTCGAATCTTGTCTTAGGTGCGTTTGGATCTAATCCCATTTCAGGTAATCTATTTTTACCTGGCCAAAATTCTTCTCTCACACTTTGAGGTACATTATACCAAGCCCATTGTGTTCCATTATCACCGAAAAACTCAGAATAATTTAACTTTAAAAAGTCAAAGTTTTCTTTGTGAATAATCTCCAAAGTTTTAGTATAGAAGTTTTTAACATATCTATTGAACCCATTTCTACAAACATCTTCTTCAGGATAGAAGAACATATCATCTTCAAAGAAATGCATATAATCTAAACCTGTTTTGTCAAAATGCTCAGCAATGAATTGTCTTCCACCACAAATACCTAAATTACCTTCATCAGGTATAATATGTTCAAAGTTATATTCTTTACATAACTCTTCATATCTTGAGAATGTTGAGTTGTCTGTAGAGTTATTCAATAAAAACTTGGTAGGTCTTTTTAAGAAATCCTCATCATATTGTTTCATTGATTCTATCAATGTTTCAAATTGTTTTGGACTATTGAAAGTAATAACATATAACGCAACCCTGTTTGGATCTAATGGAGTCTTAGATTCACCTCCCACTTTCATTTCTGATTTCGGAACAAGTGCATCGTTTTTCAAATCTTCAAAAAACTTACCAATTAAACCATTACCCTCTATCTCAAAATAATTGATGATGTCGGCGTGTTTATAACACATAATACTGAATATAGACTCTTCAGTACCCATGTATCCATCTCTAAGAGTTGTATTCAAAAGATTGTAATAGATACCGTTCATATCAGATATTGAATCTTTTGGTCCACCAAAAAATCCACCTCTAGCAACTCTTTTAACCTTATCACCAGCAATTGAGTTCAAGTGATTATATTCAAATCCATGTATCTCTCTTTCAGCGTCATATGGAAAACATATGAATGAGAACTTGGAAGTATATTTTGAAATTTTATCTAATACATTATCATGTGTAAAATATCCTGGATGTACTGTATTTGTTATTCCACCATCCAACCAATATAGATATTCTGAATTAAATCTATCCATGATTTTAGCATCATGAAGTAGAAACATTTTACTCATCACAAGAGGATTGTAAAGTTCCAATCTTGCTTGAGTTGATTCAGGTAACCAACCCGCCAAGTTTTTCCATTCGGGGCTATTCCTAATTGTTTGAATCTTATTATAGAACTCATTGTTTTTGAACCATTCCACACCACGTTCGTGAAACTGTGTCTTATTTGGATCTCTTCTTTTATCAACAAATTCTTTTAATTCTTTGTCTCCGAAGATTATCATGTTTACATCCGCTTCGAGTAATTTCTCGAACTTGTCCAAATAATGTTGGTATGATCTTGACCAACCTTCACTTAATCCATCACGACCGATGTCCCAAATTCCTGTTACAATAGTAATATTATTCATCTATTTTGTTTAATTCTAAAAGTATTTTATAGAAACTTTTGTTTCTGTCAAAAAGTGTCATGTCTGTTCCCGGAGGACAGTTATCAGGACACCACCAAATATCGAAATGTTTTCTTTCAAATCTATCTTTATGATTGAAATACATTAAAGTCATCACTTGTTCTTCCATTGGAACTCTTTCTGTAGAGTCTTCTAAAATTTGTTTTGTATAATCTTCAAATGTTGAAACCAACCAATCCCAATTCTCTTTCTTTCCACCAAATAATCCACCTATAATATGAATAGATCTATCAAATTCGGTATAGTATTTTTGACCTACAGTACCTGACCAATAGTTTCTATCGTTCTCTTTTCCCATAATAAAAATCTTATCACCTGTAAACTCAATCAAGTTTTTTAAGAAATCATTTTGGAATAGTGTACATTCGTAATACCTTCTTTGTAATCCTTCGTGAGGTAAAAACTTATTAGGAACCAAACCACAGTGAGATAAACCAGCATCAATCCAAAAGTAGTAATCATACGTCTTATCTTCATTCCACCACCAATGAAACTTAGAATATTGAACTTCAACACATCTATCAGATTTACGAGTCGAATCTAAATCTTTTTTGTTGTTAATAAGGTCTTTAAATTTGGTGTCGAACAAATCAAAAACAACAAACTTTAATTGATCTTTAGAAATATTATTTTCGTGATAGAAGAACATTTCTAAATCATATATTTCATCTTCTGATGTGTAACAAATGAAATCAGCATTTGTCATTTTTAATAGTGACAATAAACTAAACTTATAGTGTCCACCTCTAGCGTGTCTTCCTCCCAAGTCAGAACCTGCCAATCTCGCATAAATTGCTGTTATAAATTTAACCTTCATTATATTCTAAATGTTTTTTTTCTTTTTTTATTTCGTCATTTCTATGTTCATCTCTAAATTGGTTAGGTAACTTGATTGGAGAATATTGATTCCAATTATAAGTTTGAGTATAGAAGTTATTATACATACCTTGAGAAACATCAGAATACGATCTTCTTTGTGGTGCAATGGGTAATAT